TTCTTCCATCTTCTTGTCCTTGTTCTTCAGTAGCCACTCCTCGTCTTCGTTAGACCAGCGACCCGTCTTCAGGGTCGAGTGTTCCTTGGCGATCCCGAGAGCCATCTTCTTCACCTTGGTGAGGTGGCTCTCGAGTTCTTCAATTTCCTTGATCAGATCGTCTATCGTGGGCTTCGGCGGAGGAAGCAGTTCCTGGTGTCCATGTTCCCGGTGCCAGAGGACCTTGTCCCACAGTGCCTTCATGACCGGCATGTACTTGTCCCACCACTCGCGGTCCCTTTTGATTTCCATGCAGACAAACTCGGCTGGTTTGGGGTAGGTGATTTCAGCAGGTCGATACTGCACAAAGTCGCATACTTCCAGTTCAAGACATTCCATGAGCACCTGCACCTGTGCAATATACCACACCGGCGGTGTTCCGTCACCTATGGGGCGAGACTTGGGACACTTGATTTCCAATAGTCTGCCGGAGTGGGTGATTCCGTCGGGCGAGCCACCAATCCAGTCGAGGGTGTGGTGTTGCTCCAGACCAATTTCGAAGACCTTTTCATTGTGACGTTCTTCATAAATGATCCTGGCTTCGTCTTCATACTTTTGTCCATGCTTGGTCGCCCAGTCATTGAATGGTTCGCTGACTCCACACTTTTTTAGGATCAACTTTTCAGGAGTTTCATAGGGATTGACGCCTATGGCAGTTCCGGCATCTGACGCGGTGAGCATCGTGCCCCTCATCTTGAACCACGCATCGGAACGTTGTTCAGGATAAGTCTTATTGAAAAACTTTGCTGCTTGAGGATGCATCATACTATTGAGTTTGTGTCCCTAGTGTTTAAGTAGAGGACTTGGTGGGTTTCTTGGTCTTGCGGGTCTTCTTTGGTTCCTGAATAACTTTTTCAACTTCCTCAACGGCGGCGGCGGCAACGGCGAACACCTCGGGGACCGGCTCGGGCTCCGACTTGACAACCACGGGCTCGGGGACCGGCTCGGGGACCGCCACTGGCTCCGACTTGACAACGACCGGCTCGGGGGTCTTGGCGGAAAGGACGAGACGAAGTCCCTCAACATCCACGACCTTATCGAAGTGCTTGGCGAATTCCCTGAAAACGCCATTGCCGCGCTTCTCCACGACCACGACATCCGGACCGAATGACTTCACGTCGGCGATGGACCTAATTGGAAACCCAGTAGGGACATCCACGGACACCTTTCCGGTCTTCCGACCCCATGCGCGAACCTCGTGTCCGGTGCACATCTCATTGACTGTCTTGGTGATAGGATTGATAAGGGCGACCTTCATTATTACTTTCTGTGGACATTTTTAATCATGGCATTGGGTCGCTTGGAAGGGACGAGTCTCTTCTCGAGTTTTTCTTCGAGACGCTTGAGTGTGAAGTAGGCACCCGCCTGTTCTGCCTCCTTCTTGGTGGAACCCTTGCCTGTCCCCCACTGATGTCCCTGGACGTATACACCAATCCTGAACTTGGTGGTGTCCACATGTTCAAGCTGGCGATACTCGGGAAGATCCCATTTCTGTGCCTGACAGACGCGCATGAGGATGTCCTTGTAGTTGTCGTCGACCATTAGGCGATCAAGGCGGATCAGATCTGGATTATCCAGGATACTTAGCACAAACTTTTTGGCTTCGATCATTCCCAGATCTAGGTAGATTGCACCAATGAAAGCCTCAAAGACGTCTTCAAGAATCTTCGGATTGTTGTTCCATCCATTTCTCATACCTTTTTCATCCATTTCAATCCAGTTGTGGAATCCCAGTTTGGAAGACACGTCCGCCAGTGTCTTGCCACAGACGATCTTGGTTCTTGCACGAGTAAGAAAACCTTCCTGAAGATTCTCGTATCTATCGAACAAGTATTTGGTGACAATAAAGCCCAACACGGAGTCGCCCATAAATTCCAATGTTTCATAGGAACCCTCGACGCCATCGTGTTGAACAGAAGATTTGTGCTTGAAAGCCTTGTGATAAACATCGATGTTTTTGATGTTCGTTCCAATAATGGCTTCAATCTCCTGAGTGGAAATCATTTATAATCTATTGGTATTTTCTGTTTAAGCCTTGATGAAGTGCTTGGAGATGTGCTTCTGAAGGCTCATATAAGAGAGTGTCTCCCCCTGTGGTGTTTGAAGGAGCTTCTTCATCGCGTCATCCTGAATAATCTTTCGTCCATCCTCTGGATGCGCGAGACCCTTGTCCTTGACATACTGCTTAACAAAACGGGTCACGTCGGTGCGCGAAACCTCGGTTCCCTCAGCGAGACCCATAAAGTCGGTCAGTTCCTTGGTGACCTTGCTGGGCTTGTTGAACCCCGTATTGGCGGCACGCTCCTTAGCCTTGGTGCCGTCCGGATCGTCCTGAACCTTGGCAAGCTTGCGAACCATCTTGGCGAGACTCTTGATCTCCTTGCGCATCTCAGTAAGCTCCTTCATCACATCCTCGGTAGACATTGTTTTTCGTACTTACCCTTGGTTTCATTTCTTTAATTTACTTCTCGAGCAGAGACCCACCGATCCCTCCGAGGATCTTGTAGGACATGGACTCGCGGACGAGCGCCTGGTCACCGCAGTATCCGCCCGGGGTAAGGTCCTTGGTGTAGTAGGCGGCGTCCTTGCCTGGGCCAGGCACACACTCGAGGCTGTAGGGCAGCTTGATCATCTGATCGCCACTGACCATGGGGTCGACGTCAATGGACTCGGGTGCCAGCTTGTACCCACTCTTCTTCATGCCCATGAAGCACTTGACGTACAGGAGGGCGAGGATGGCAATCACGAGAACGAGAGCGAACTGATTACTGATCATACTTCTTTACTAGAACATTTGATTATTTTTCTGCGTTAAAGAGATGGGCATAAGTTTATAAACTGACCTTAAGAGAGCATGGAAGATTTCGAGATTGAGCTTGATAATAATAGTGAGATGATGATTGACCTGGACGACGATGAACAGGATCTTATGAATGGTGTCGTCCTGGATGCCACCCGGCGCAAGCGAACAAACAATCCGAGGATGAATGATCAACCCATAAATGCCCCTGCGTCTTCGTTCATGGCTTTCGCAAACCACGGGAAGCAGACGCCCTCGTCGCGTCCTGCACCTCCCCAGGAAGAACCGGAAGATCACGGCGAAGAATATGGAGACTATGGAGCTGGCGTTGGTCTTGAGGATGGCGGGGGCTACGAAGAGGATGGACCTTCCCCTGGCTACAAGTCCATTGACGACGAGAAGGCTGACCTTTTGAATAAGATCACGCGTCTGGAAAAGAAGGGCATTCGCTCCATAGAGAGGCTGAACATGCACTCTTCCATCCACGACATACGCGGTGAGGTCAAGCGGATGTCCTACTCGATCGAGGTGGATCAGTCGGTCAAGATGCAGCGACGGATGCTCATTGCCTGTGTGACTGGGATTGAGTTTCTGAACAAGCGCTACAATCCACTGGACATCCACCTGGACGGGTGGTCTGAGTCTGTGATGGACGGGGTTGATGATTACGATGACGTCTTCGAGGAGTTGTATGTCAAGTATCGTGGCAAGGCAAAGATGGCACCGGAGCTCAAGTTGATGATGATGTTGGGTGGTTCCGCCACGATGTTCCATCTGACCCACTCGATGTTCAAGTCTGCGATGCCTCAGATGAATGATGTCATCAAGCAGAATCCCGATCTCATCAAGAACATGATGTCGGCGGTCGCGAACACGGCGGGCAACGCACAGCAGAGGAATCTGGATCCCAGACCGGTTCCGCCGGTGAACCGGAGGGAGGTTCAGGGTCCCAACATGGATCTCTCTTCGCTGATGTCTTCGTTCATGAACCCTCAGTCCACGACGACCCGCGACGTCGAGGAGACACGACCCGCACCGGCACCCAGCGATGGCATGATTGAGGACGACATCTCGGACATCGTGAGCGTGAATGGCGATTCGGTCAAGGACGTGGAAGTTTCTGCCCCCAAGAAGAAGAGGGGAAAGAAGGGAAAGACGACCTTGGAATTGTGAATTTAATTTCCTAGTTGATACTAAATAATGGTAGGCTATTGTTCCATTGACGATGCCTATGGAGGACTTCCTCTGGAGACGGTCAAGCCGCCGCCGGCTCCAGAGAAGGCCGCTGATCGAATTTTTCCCACCAACAGGGTGGAGTTCTACGAGGTCGATGGCGTGATGGATTCTGAGTTGGGTTACATGGTCGTGCTCTTCATGGCTGGTGTTGCTGCACTTGTGCTGAGGGACATTCTTCGTGCTCTATCTTGAGAAATCGTTTCCCGGTGATATAGCCTTGGTAGAAGAGTTCCTTCTTATTCTTGTCGTCCATAGAAAAATTAAATGCCTCACCTTCCTTCATCTTGATGTAGATGGTAGGCTTTTCATAGACCACTCTATTTCTCATAATCGAAGTGATAAAGTGTTGTATGAAATCAACAAACGACCCTATGCGCGGTGGCTTTTCTGCAGAGGGTTCTGGGTCAAGTTCGATGGACACCACTTCCTGCATGTCCTTTCCCATAAACGGTGTAAGAGGGCACGTCTCGAATGCTGCTGAATCCACATACCTGTGGTCTTTGAACATTACGGACTCGAACAAGAAGGGTATGCTTATGCTCATGCAGACTGCATGGGACACCGACATGTCCGGGTGGGTATGGTGTGAAAAGTAACAACTCTTCTGAAGTGTTATGTTATATGCCGAAACGTAGAAATCCATCCCCGACCACTCCTTGAGTTCCTGGAACGTGAAGTCTTCTTTTCCGGCAAGTTCCATACATATTTTTGAAAATACATCTTTCCACCTCGATGCCGGAACAAGACCGTAGTTATTAAGAAGGGATTTGAGATTAAGGCGCATCAGCTGATTGACGTCCACATCCTTGATGATCTTGAACAATCTGATAATGTCCCACTTGGCGACCAAACATCCAAACGCCACGATGGAACCCGCGGAAGACCCGGCGACGGATTCTAGCTCTTTGAGTTTATCGTAGTTGTGCAAGGCATAGACAGATCCCAAGATGGCATAGAATCCCATAGCACCCGGACCAACGATAAGATACTTCATGTCCCTTTTTAGAACTCGAGAGGACTTTGTGAGCGAATAATCGCGAATACGATCCAATAAAGAAACGTGTTTCTTATGATCAGATTTTGGTTGGTGGTCATCCCGCTCAGTATGAAGTACATTGCGGATGCGAGATAGACCTCGCTTGGCCGAACCACGAACTTCATTACTCCACGCAAAATAATTATATACAGGATACCGAACACAGAGGTCATTCCTAGACGATCTGTCAAATCTCCCATACCCGTCACGGCGGGTGAAAGGAAGGCGAACAGAACTGTTGGAACAATGACCTTTGTACTTGTCACGTCTGGCAGGCGGGGCATATTTACTGACTGCAAACATTAAAACTAATAGTAGTATTCATTTTTACAAAACTCGGAAAACGAGATATCTTCAGGAATCATGTGGTCGTAACATTGTTGCCTGTAGTTTTCCCAGTTATTCCAAAGTTCATCACTGTAATAGGCAATCCAGTCCTCATACTCATACTCATTTGGATCAAAGAATCCCTCATCATCCTCTTCGAGTTGCGGATCCTCAACAACCTGAGGCTGGGCAATGGGCGTATAATCGAGAAGGCTAGAACTCACCATGTTTGGTTACTGATTATCTGTTGGTTTATTTCTTTAACTTAAGTTGGAGCGTGGATGTCTCCTTGGGTTCCAATTTTTCCTCAATCTCTTTGATGATCTGTTCGAGGCGTTCCTGACCTCCCTCAATATAATTTGGTAGTTCATCCATTAGGATTTTCTTAGTAACAACTGGCTTCTTAATTGATGTCTTTTGGGTGACCTTGGTTCCACCACGGGTCTGGACATCATCAATCTTCTGTGCCGTCATGTAGCCACCGATGAAGGTCTTCAGACTCGCCTCGCGGTCCTTTAGCACCTTGATGGCTTTCTGAGCCTCGGTGAGCTGCTTCTTGATCCCCTCTAACTCGGCGATGGCTTCCTTGAACTGATCACTGATAGGCATTCCCTCTGACATCGTTTGTCTATAGATTGCACAATTTCTTTAATTTAAAATCAGTCAGAGTTGTTTCTCTGAATGTTTCTAATTTATTAGTTAATCATCTAAGCGGTACCCTGACCAAGCTCGAACGCGGGACGCATCTGGTCTGGCACGATCGTGGATGTGTTGAAGATGGTGACGGCCTCGCGGGGGTTCGGGGGCTCCGAGCGGATCTGCTGGTTGGCGTTCCGGAGAGCACCGCCGACGGTCTCGGGGTAACCGATGAGCGCGCGGGGGTTCAGGTAGTTCTGACCCTTGAGGATGTCATCGGGAGCGAACTCGCCGAAGTCCTCCTGAGCCGCCACGTCGCGGGGGAGCAGGCTGGAGGCAACCCCCATCCCGTTGGCAGCCGCGGCGGACACCGCCATAGCACCGCCATTCACCGGGGCACCCATCGAATCCACCACGTTGGAACCCTCATAGCCCTCCTTTCCGTTAAGGTAGCTCCAGCTGTACATGGCCTCCTTGGGAGCCATGCCGAGGGCACGGCGGATGGCACCATTGTTCATCCACATAAAATACACCACGGCGACAAGCATGACCATGAGCAACATAGTCTCAGTCTTCATCACAAACTTCATATCGTTTAACATTACATACTAAAAAAATTCCTCCTCTTCCTCTTCCTCTTCGTCCTCTTTTTCAAAAAGACAATCCGAAAAATCCACAATCGCCTTCTTGGGTTTTGGCTCAGCCTTGAACTTGGCCTGATGAATGATCCACTCACTCTCAAAGCTCTTCTGAAGAAACTGCACCGACCGAAGCTGGACGACCACGTCCACGATATCGTCCTTGGCGAGCTCCCTGTCCTCGACCAACTCCCGCTTGGCGTCATATACCCTGACCACTTCTGCCCTGTGCACACTCAAGATTTTCTCGTCAGTAGAAAAAGAAGAAGTAAATGCACTTTCAAGTCGAGAGTCTGGGATCTCCTTACCGAACCAAGCCACCTTAGACTCCTTAGCCTTTGCAAGAACATCACTCTCAAACTGTGCAACGGTCTCATCATCAACCTTGAGAAGAATTTCATCATCCACGGAGACCACCTGGGTTCCCTTGAGTGTAACCAACAAAGGTTTGCCGTCGTCTGCACGAACAGCCACCTCCTTCACTCCGTCTTCGAGAGTCACAACCTTAGCAGAGAACTTCATTACTATTTATTAAAATGTAATGTTTAAGTAGATGGAACCAGACGCAGAAGACGATCACATAGAACATCTCGAAGCAAAGTTCCTGGTGGACAAGCAGAAACGTATCGAGAATGCCATGAGCTGGCACCCTAAACAGGAAAAACTCGTCAAGTCCTGGGGCGAAAAAGCACTTGGGTATCGCTGGCTCCACAATAGGAGTGCACAAAATCACAACGCGAGTCACCGAAACCTTTCAGTTTCCTACATCGGCATCACCACGGTGGCGGGACTGGGAACGCTGGTCTCCTCGTCCTCTGGGGTCGCATCTATGGCACTCCTCTACACATTCAGTTTTCTAAACCTGGCTGCTGCCGGGATAGCCAGTATTCACAAGTTCCTGAGGTGCGGCGAACAATACGAAGCCAACGCACAGACCTCAAAAATGTTTGGAAGACTTGCCAGAGATATCTCCCTGGAGTTGTCACTTGAACTAGAAGACCGCATGAATGCAGTCGAATACTGTCACAAGATCCGCGAAGAATATGACAAAATAATGGATCACGCACCAGATATTCCTTCTGACATCGTGGAAGAATACAAACGCATGATGAAGACGGATGACCCAAACTGTGAAATTTCAAGACCAGACGTGGCTAACGGGAAATTCAAAATATACTCCACCTCGGAACGCTTTTCGGAAAATAACGAAGAAAGGTGGTCGAATATAGTGAAGAAAGCAAAACAACTAAAAAATGTTCTACCTGTCTAGGTCCTCCATCCACATGGCACTGACCGTCATCTCGTTGATGCGCTTCAACTCGTCCAATAGGGTCCTCGCTTCCTGCTTGAGTTCTTGCACAGCCTCCTGAGTATACCGAGACGTCTTCAAACCCCAGAGATGCTCGAAACTCCCGTCGACCTTTTTGAACTTCTTGAGCATGTTCTCCTCGGCATCGACCTTCTTCAGTCCCATGACCTTTAGGGATCCATCTAGGATTCCCTTGACAAAGTTGGCACGATCCATCGCCATCCCGGAACGCTTGGCCAGGGTCGCCACCAAATATTCCTTGCGCTTCACGTAAAGTTCCATTCTCTCCTTGGCGTAGGTCTTAAGGATGTCCATGGGCGTGTCGAACTTCTCGATGCCGCGGGGACCGTGCAGATACATGTTGGTGCTGCGAACCGTGGAAGTCAACTTGAGATCCTTCTCCGGCGACGACCCCTTGTAACCAGTGATCACGAAACGGACAGATTCCTCCGTGCTGTGATTGTTGTAATTCTTGATGACATTCTTCTCAACAAGCCCTTCCAGAAACTCCTTGTAGGTCTGGGTCCACGTGCCCGGGGGAAGTTCGGTGACCTCGACCTTGTCGCCACTTGACTGCCACAGACCCTGAAGCGTCCAGACGCCTTCGTCCGAAGCCGTAACGGTTCCCTTGAATCCACGGAACCAAGGCTTCATGGGCTTCGGTGCCTCGCCACGAATGATCCGCTTCAGATTTTCCTTGACTTCCACTGGATTGTGCGGAGGCACCTTGCAGCTGAACCCCGTCCCGATGCCCTCTGCACCATTCACCAAGATCATCGGGAGCGTGGGCAGGTAGTATTCGGGCTCGATGGGCTTTCCGTCATCCTTGAGGTAGGTCAGACAGGCATTGTCCCGCTCGTCAAAGACCTTTGCGTGACCGGACAGACGCGTGAAGATATACCTGGCACTCGCGTGGTCCGAGCCACCCGCCAGACGGGTTCCAAACTGACCACATGGTTCTAACAAATTCATGTTGTTTGATCCCATGTAATCCTGAGCCAGTCCCACGATCGTTCCCTGCAAACTCATTTCGCCGTGGTGATAGGCGGTGTGTTCCGAAATGTAGCCAGATAACTGAGCGACCTTCATCTCGGTGGTGAGGTTCCTCTTCATGCATCCGAAGATGACCTTGCGCTGAGAAGGTTTCAGACCGTCACGGACATCTGGGATGGACCTGCGAATGTCTGCGTGGCTGAACTGGATGAGATCCTTGTGAATGAAATCCGAAACGGTCACCGAAGTCACCTTGCCGTAGGGAAGTGAATCTCCACGGAAGGGACGAGCCAGCCAGCGCTTCCGGTCGTCTGCTAGTGACTTGTCGAATGCCAAACTCACAGACTTCTGACTCTCGTGATCGGCAACGAATCCCACCGTAAGTCTGGTCAGATCCTTGAAGTACTCCTTTGCCTCGGCAGACGTGGAAGTACCAAGACCCTTGTAGTATTTGATGGTGACGCCACGGGGGACCCTACCATCGTGTGACCGCTCGATCCAGTTCACAAAGTCCTTTTCGGAATAGAAGGACTCGTTGATCCTTCCACCCTTCACTCGGATCACTGGAGTAATCATGCTCACCACGAAGCCCATCCCGATCAACTCGGGCCAGTAGCAGTCGAACATGTTCAGAACCAGACCCTTGATGTGTGAACCGTCCACGTCGGCGTCGGTCATGATCATCAGTCTCCCGTAACGGAGTTCACTCAGGTCTGCATACTTCTTTCCCTGCTGGAGACCTAGGATCTTCTTCAAATCTG